GATCGCCGACAACAAGCTGGCGCTCAACGCGGGCTGGGACGAGGAGCTGCTGCGCCTGGAGTTGAAGGATCTGCAGGATCTCAATTTCGACGTGGCGCTGACCGGCTTCAGCACCGAAGAGCTCGACGCGCTCATGGCGCCGCCGGGAACTGAGGGCTTGACCGATCCCGACGAGGTTCCAGAGGCGCCGGAGCATCCGGTTGCGGCGCCGGGCGATGTCTGGCTGCTTGGTCGGCACCGGCTGGCCTGCGGTGATTGCACCGACGCTCTCGTCGTCGAGAAGGCGCTCGGCGGCGTGAAGCCGCACCTGATGGTGACGGACCCGCCCTATGGGGTCGTTTACGACGCAGATTGGCGAAACAAAGCGATGCGCGTTGACGGCTCGCCCATCGGTGGGCGAGCCGTCGGAAAAGTCCTCAACGACGACAACGCCGATTGGCGCGAAGCCTGGGCGCTGTTCCCCGGCGACGTCGCCTATGTCTGGCACGCGGGCAATAAGGCTCACATAGTCGCCGAAAGCCTCATGGCGTGCGACTTCGGGTTACGGGCTCAGATCATTTGGGCGAAAAGCCAATTTGTAATTGGTCGCGGTGATTACCACCCGCAGCACGAGCCTTGCTGGTATGCCGTCCGAAAGAACGCCAAGGGTCACTACGGGGGCGGGCGTAAGCAATCAACGCTTTGGCAGATTGAGAAGCCTCGCAAGTCCGAAACCGGCCACGGCACGCAGAAGCCGGTCGAGTGCATGCGCCGACCGATCGAGAACAACTCGTCGCCAGGGCAGGCCGTCTACGAGCCATTCTCCGGCTCCGGCACAACGATCATTGCCGCCGAAATGACGGGCCGCGCCTGCCACGCCATCGAGCTGAATGCGGCCTATGTCGATGTCGCCATCAAGCGCTGGCAGGAATTCACCGGGCAGGCCGCCACGCTTGAAGGCGATGGACGCAGCTTCACCGACGTGGCGACCGAGCGATGCAAAGCCGCCGCATGAGCGCCGTCGAGGCCATCGCCAACGTGGCGATCGGCTATCTCGTGGCGGTGGCCGCGAACGTGGTCATCTTGCCGCTTTTCGGCCTGCACCCGAGTGCGTTCGACAGTTTCGCCATCGGTGCGCTGTTCACGGCAGTTTCGTTGGTTCGATCCTACGCGCTGCGCCGTCTTTTCAACGGCTTTCGTTCGGCTTAGGTTGCGCGCATGGTCATGCCAGCGCACAAGCCAACTGAAGAGCGCCGCCGCCAGGTTGAGCAGGCCTCGGGCCTTGGCCTCCCGCACGACCAGATAGCGGCGCTGATCGGCATCAGCGACGAGACGCTCCGCAAATACTACAAGACCGAGCTAGCGGTCGGGAAAGCGAAGGCCTCGGCGCAAGTCGCCAAGACGCTGTTCAACAAGGCGGTCGTGCAGGGCGACACCACGGCGATGATCTGGTGGACGAAAGCGCAGATGCGCTGGGCCGAGACGCAGCGCCATGAGAACTCCGGTCCAGACGGCGGCCCGCAGGTGATCCGCTACGAGTGGGGCGAGCCGGAATGAGCGCGTCGCGCGTTCAGACCGTGCGGATGCCCTACGCGCCTCGAAAGGCGTTTGTCCCGTTCCACAAGCGCACGCAACGCTGGGCCTGCCTCGTCGCGCACCGCCGCGCTGGCAAGACCGTCGCCGCCGTCAACGACCTGATCCGCGCCGCGATCACCGCGCAGCGACCGCACGCGCACTATGCCTACGTCGCTCCGTATCGATCGCAGGCCAAGTCCGTCGCGTGGGACTACCTCAAGCGCTTCGCCGCGCCCGCCACCGCTGCCGTTAACGAGGCCGAGCTGCTGCTGACGACGCACACGGGCGCGAAGATCCAGCTGTTCGGCGCGGACAACGCCGACGCCATGCGCGGCCTCGGCTTCGATGGCGTCTACCTCGATGAGTACGGCGACTTTCGCCCGAGCGTCTGGGGCAACGTCATCCGCCCGACGTTGAGCGACAAGGCGGGCTGGGCGGTGATCGGCGGGACGCCCAAAGGGCGCAACCAGTTCTACGAGGCCTTCGACGCCGCGCAGCGATCGCCCGATTGGTTCTGCCTGCGCCTGCCGGCGTCGGCCTCGGGCATCTTGCCGCCGACCGAGCTGCATGCGCTCCGCGCGCAGCTGACGCAGGATCAGTACGACCAGGAGTACGAATGCAGCTTCGAGGCCGCGATCCTCGGCGCGTTCTACGGCGTCGAGATGCGCGAGGCCTCGGACGCGGGCCGCATCGGGCGCGTCCCGCACGATCCCGATCGCCCGGTGTTCACGGCGTGGGACATCGGCTACCGCGACGATACGGCGATCTGGTTCTACCAGGTCGCTGGCGGCGAGATCCACGTGCTGGACTACCACGCCAGCAGCGGCTCGACCGTCGCGGATCTAGCCGAGGTCGTCGCAGGCAAGCCGTTCCGCTACGCCCGCCACCACCTCCCGCATGACGCGCGGGCGAAGACGCTAGCCTCGGGCGGGCGCAGCGTGGTCGAGCAGCTCGCGGCGCTGCTGGGCGGCATCGGCAAGTTTCAGATCGTGGCCGACCTTGGCGTGCAGGACGGCATCCAAGCCGCTCGCCTCGTGCTGCCGCGCTGCTGGTTCGACGCCGAGCGCTGCCGAGAGGGCATCGAGGCCCTGCGCCAGTACCAGCGCGAGTACGACGAAGACAAGCGCGCCTTCCGCGCGACGCCTAGGCATGATTGGACCTCGCATCCTGCCGACGCTTTCCGTATGCTGGCCGTCGCGTGGCGCGAGGAAGCGCCCGTCGAGCCGCCTCGGGCCGACCGCCCGCTGCTCGTCGGTGCGACCAATGCCGCGACGCTGAACGACATGTGGGCCGCGCACGACGCGCGCAGCAGGAGCGCCAGGATATGAGCGAGTCGAGCGAGTACCACGCCGCGATGGGCGAGTTCGCAGGCCACATGCTCTGCACGGCGATTGCCGCGCACTTCATGCACTGGAGCACCTCGAGCTACGCCGCGCACAAGGCCGTGGGCGAGTATTACGAGGCGATCCCCGGCCTCGTGGACACGGTCGTCGAGAGCTACCAGGGCTGCTATGGCCTCGTCGGCAAGTTCGTCGCTCGCATGGACAATCCGCGCGGGAAGGGCGTCGAGGCGATGGTCGCTTATTTCCGCGACCAGAAGGACTACGTCGAGAAGGCGCGCAAGAAGCTGCCCGATCGCAGCGAGCTGCAGAACGACATCGACGCCATCGCGTCGCTGATCGACAGCACGCTCTACAAGCTCCGTTTCCTGTCCTGAGGAGGCCCCAATGGCCGGCGTGAACAACCCGTATCGCTACGCCTACGAGGCCGTCGCCGCCTCGCAGACCAACCAGGTTTTGGGCGCTACCGGCGGAACAGGCGACTACCTGCACCGCATCGTCGTCGCGGTCGCCACGGCCCTGACCTCGACGGTTTCGGTGATCGACGGATCGACCACGGTCCTCGCGATACCGGCCAACACGCCGGTCGGTGTCTACTCGATCGAGATCAACGCCGTCAGCGCCACCGGCGCGTGGAAGATCACGACCGGCGCCGGCGCCAGCGTCCTCGCGGTCGGGATCTTCGCGTAATGAACAAGCCCGGCCTCTACGCCAACATCCTCGCCAAGCAGGAGCGCATCAAGGCGGGCTCCGGCGAGAAGATGAAGCGCCCTGGCGAGAAGGGCCGGCCCACCGAAGCCGACTTCAAGCAGGCGGCCAAGACCGCCAAGCCGGAGAACAAGCGATGACTGCGGCGTGGCAGCGCAAGGAAGGCAAGAACCCCAAGGGCGGACTGAACGCCAAGGGTCGCGCCAGCTACAAGGCCGAAACCGGCGGCACCCTCAAGCCGCCCGTGAAGTCTGGCGACAATCCGCGCCGCGCCTCGTTCCTCGCTCGCATGGGCAACATGCCCGGCCCGATGAAGGACGAAAAGGGCCGCCCGACCCGCCTGGCGCTTGCGCTCAAGGCATGGGGCGCCAGCAGCAAGGCCGACGCGAAGGCCAAGGCCCGCGCCATCAGCGCGCGCAACAAGGAGTGACCCCGATGCCACGCATGACGCGCGAAGAGATGGACCGCTACGACCGCGAGATGATGGGCATCATGAACCCGCAGGCCGCGATGCCGGTGGCCGCGCCCGCGCCAGCCCGCGCCATGATGCCGACGGCGGAGTCGATGGACCCGATGCTGCGCCCCGAGGGCACCGCCGGCGGCCCGGTGGTGTCCTACAGCCTCGACGACATCCGTCGCTTCTTCGGCATGGGCGGCCGCCCGGCCATGTCGCCCGCCGAAGCGGCCGATGCCGCGCAGATGTACGAGCGGGTGCCCAACAGGGCTTTGCCTCCAACGCCGCCCCGTGACTACGACGCTCCGTCGCCGTCGATCCCATACATGCCCAGCACCGACCCGCGCGGCGCTGCGGCCCCGATCCCGCCGCCGCCGCTGCCTGTGGGCTCGCGTCCGTCTGCGCCGGTCCGCCGCCAGGCGCCGATCATGCGCGGCCTGCCGACGA